AAACATCGGTGAGGCCGCTCGCTCCGTCTGATCCCAGTACTCGAGCCACTTCACTCGTGACATTCTTCGTTGCCATTCTGTTTGTTATCTCCTCGATCCTGTACGAATGAAGCCGCTGTCGTCATTTGCGTTTATTCGCGTTCATTCGCGGCCAATGAATGCATCTCCTGCTCCAGCGCGAGGATCGCTTCCGCGGTCCGCGCCGGATATCTCCGCAGGTCTCCACGTCCGCTTGCCCGCCAGGTAAAGAACTCCTCGATCCAGCGCAGCATCTCGGCGGTGGTCAGCGACTTCGGGCATGATGTCGCGGTCACGGCCCCGCGCGCCCATACAATGATGCGCCGGTCATTGGTCACGCCCAACCACCCGCACCGCCGGCGCGCTGCCAGGCCTTGTCTTCTGCACGGTTCGCACTTCCACGCGGCCTGGTTCGAAAACTGGAAATGGAAGGCGACGATCAGTTTTTTCTTTCTTCAGCGCTCAGCCCGCACTCGGACTTGATGCGGGACAGCACCTCGCGGGTCAGGTCTTCCGGGCCAGCGGCGATCAGCGATTCCGCCGTCGCGGCCGCGCCATCGATTGCCATACCCCAAACATCGACCAGTCCCCAGTCGAGGTACGCGCGGTCGATGCGGCTCGCAATCACCGAGGCTTCCACCCGATCCCGAAGCTCCGCGCCTGCCTCTCGAAACTCGAGCGCAGCGCCCAGGGCCCGGATGCGTTCGGCCAGCTCCAGACGCCGGCCGAATGACATTTTGCGGATAGCGAACGTCACGCCGGGGTAGAGCGTCGATTCACATTTCGCGACGCTGCGATAGTGGCGCCGTTTAACCAAACGCAATAGAAATCTCATCGTCGCCCGTTCCTTGTGCGCGGCAGTTCTGAAATCGCCACTGCAAGCGCGTCTCGCTGTCGTCATATTGCGGCGCGTCCGCAATCACGCTGTTCATGAACATCCCGAAGAGCTGTTGCGGTTGCTCGCCAAGCTGAATCATCACTCCCATCGGCGAGGTCTGCCGCGCTGCCTGGTACAACGCCTTCGTTGCGTCGTCATCCTGCGCGTATACCGCGAAGTCGAACGAGACATCACGCATTCCAGGCGCGATTGCGCGCGGCAATTGCGAACCGAACTCATGCGCGCGCAGATCAACGTTGTTATCGATTGCGAGCGATGCGTCCACGAGCGTAAAGAACTGCGTCGGCGCTGCGCCAATCCACGCCTGTCCCAGGTGCCCCGGTAGGATCGAATAATCGAAACCGGCCAGGGCCGGCTCTGCGGGGTATGTTTGCAGGCCCGCTTGACCAGCGCTGAAGCTCGAACTATCGATCAAGTCCGCGGCCGCGCCGCTGAATGTGAACTCGTGGAAGTCGCCGTTGACCTTGATTGCTACCTGATCGATCGCCGAGCCTGCCAGAATCCGATGCACGGTGGAATTCGGCGACCAGTAATCGAAAATGCTCGCGCTCGTGAGCGACGGTCCGGGGCGGTAGGTCACTGTTGCGCCGATCGACGCGCCTGCGCTCGGCGCTATCGTAAACGGCGCGTTCAACTGCACCGATGTCGGGCTCACGATGCCAGTAACGAATCGCATCTCGCCGCCGGACGTGATCGCCTGGCCGGCGCTCAGCCCGTGAGCGCTCATGAACGATAATCCGGTTCCATTGACGCTCGCCGCTACTCCGCCCGCAAAGGTCAACGCCGGTCGGCCCAGCGCTGCCTGGAAGAGAGCGCCGTGCCCCGGCGGCTGACTCGTATCGCCCCACGCGGTCATATACGTGCTCAGGTCGAAGCTCGTCTTCCGCCGCGTGGTCGTAGGCACGCCCAGGAACGTGCGGGTCCCGGTCTTATCGCGGCGCGTGGCCGCATCCCGCTGGTGCTTTGCCTTCAGGCGCACTGCGGATATCCGGTGCTGGCTCGTGATTTGCGGCGCGGAGCCGTAGTCCTGTTCGAGCGCCACGTAGAACCGGTTATCGTTCGATGAAATGTAGGTTGACATTGCTCAAGTCCTTGCCGCGTCTTACTGGCTGACATCTACCTCGAAGCTGATCTTTACGATCTGGATGAAGTTCTTGCCGCCATGCTTCACCGGAGTGAATGAAAGCTCGTACCCACCCGAGTAGAACATCCCTTGGCCCCAATTGCCGCGACTCTGATCCAGTACGTCGGTGATCGCATCGGCCAGCGTTTGGGAGCGCTGCTCCAATCCCTCCAGCCTGTCCTGTGACATCCGCCCTTCCGCGACCATGCGCACGGTTCCGGAAAAGCGGCGGAATTTCTCTCGAAGCGAGTTGGTCACTCGATCGCAATAAACGTGTACTGCCGGATATTTCGCGCCGGCCGATTTCTCCGTGACATCGGCGGCGATGTTCTGCGCAATGATCTGACCGGCGTTCACGGCCGGCATGGTGACTCCCGCTGCCTCGGCCGCCTGCGTGAGTGCGCTGCCTACGCCGGACGAACCCGACAGGATGTCCAGCACGTAGCGTCCAACTGTAGTCCCAATTGCGGCCATGTCTAGCCTCTCAGAAGGAACTGCCGCTCGGCGACAAAGTAGTCAGCGAGTTGTCCGTTGCCTGGCTCCGCGCCCGCGATGAGCGAGTCTGCCATAACCCACAACGCCGTCACATCAAGAGGGCTCGCAGTCTGAGCTTGCACGTCATCACGGTCGGCGCCGGCATATAAGTTCCATGCGCGAATGCCCGCGGGCGGAGCGTCGATGCTGACGGAATCGCCGGGCCCCAGCGAAACCGAAACAGGATCGCTTGGCGCCCCTTCGGAACCCGAATCGTTGACCCATGTAACCTGGAGCCAGTAATCGGCCCTGAGAACCGGATCGGATGTCTGAACCACCTGCGGCGGATTCGCCTTTGGCGTTGGCTGTGACACGATACCGATTCCGATGTCGAACGTACGCTCGCCCGCCTCTTTGGCAAGTTGCGTGTAAGTCTTCCACCGGCCGGCGTACCGGTCGTTGAGTTCGCTGTTGTAGGCGTCACGGTAAAAGGCCGCCAGCGTCGCCAGCGCGTGCCAGCGTCGTAACGGCTGGCTCACCACGACATCGGATAACCCGATCTGCCGGCGTCCCGGCCCGTTTGTGTCCGCCGGCCCCTGAAGCAGTAAGAACGAAAAGATTTCTTCGCCGATTTCCTCTGCAGCAATTGCAAGCTTTGCGTCGAGGTCGATTCCTTCGTCGCTTGCCACCTGATCGATCGCGCTGTCATATGTCCGCAGGTACGCGATATCGGCCGGTACGCCGTCCGTGAAGAGTGCCATGAGCGCCTCAGCCCTTCGGTCCCCGGAAACGTTCTCGCAGAGCGCGCAATTCGTGTTCTGCGATCACGGTCACCTGCATCCTGGTCGCAGCTGCAGCCTGTTCGGCGCGCGCCCGCGCTTCCGCGACCTCCGCACGAAACTGCTCGGCTTCTTCTGCCGTTGCCAGCCGCGCTTTTCCGTCCACCACCAATCGCGCGGCGCGTTCCCGCGACGCTTCACTTCGAACTCCCGCCTTGCCTCCGTCCGGCGTCTCGTGGCTGATGACAATGACGTGCTCGTCAGGAATGCTTTTAATGACATCCTTGACTTTCTGGTAATAGGCTCGTAAGTCCACTGTCGTCTCCCTTAGTTGGAAAGAAAGGCCACAGAAAAACACGTCGAAACGCCAATGCAGAGCTTTTCCGATCTGCGTTTATCTGCGTTCATCTGCGGCCCGAAAGATCTAGCTCAGGATCTGAACGCCGAAGCCGTTCCGCAATACGCCGACGCCATACAGCACATCGACGGTGAACTGCTGAGCCAGCGTATTCGGCTGATAGCTCATCGTCACGCGCATCCCGAAATTGCCGAGCTCGGCATACTCGGAAATGGCGCCCGTGCCGGGGAGCGGCTGGGGCAGACGACGCACCACCAGGCCAAGCGCATTCTTCGCGAACGCGAGGTTGTGGGTGGTCGACGGAGCAGTACCAGTCTTGCTGACGAACTGCGAACGGAAGATGTAAAAGTCCTTCATCTTGCCGACCGCGCCATCCACCAGCGCGCGCAGGCCCGCTTCACCAGCGTTGTGGAATTCGCTGAAGCGCGGAATCTGGCGCAGAGCCGAATAGGTGTTCGCATCTACCACCAGGTACTTCGATTCGCTGGCCGGAACCTTCGCCTGGAACAGAGCTGTTTCGGCGGAATCAATCAGTGCTTCCGTGACCGCCGTACCGGCCGTACCCAGCGGAGCATTGCTCGTAAACTGCGAGCACAGGCCGAGCAGATCGGATTCGATCTTCTCTGCCAGAGCGACCACCGCCGGCTGCATGTACAACTTCAGCAGGTCCGGAACTGCGATCACCTTGGTCACGTCCGGAATCAGGAACGTAGATTCGGCGTGCGTGTTCAGAACGATCTGCGCATTCCCCAGGTTCGGGTTCTGCGTCTGCACCGTTCCACCCTCGGCGAGGTTGTTCGCCACAAGCGTCGGGGGAATCGGCACATTGACCGTGTCGCCCGCCTGAGCCAACGTCGGCTCGTAATCGCGATTGACCAGGTTACCCATGACGAGGTTGCCCATCAAAGCCGGTAGCGCATCCGCCGCCACCAGCTTGCAGATCGCGTTTGCCACATTGGCGCTTGTTATTGCTGGCATTCTACTTTTCTCCTTTGTCTTCCGCGGCCCGTGTTAGTGACAAAAGGCCGCTTCTCTCGCGTGATCTACAGCGCCCGCAGCGTCTGCGAGGCGACGCGCGAGATTTCGTGGCGGACTCGCTCCAACTCTTCGGAGCTCATACCCGGCTTGATCTTGTCCAGGTCGATGCCGCTTCCGCCATTCACGGGAGCTTGTGAAAATCCGTTCGCGCCCGATCCGCCCACCATGCGAGCGGGCAGCAGTTCCGGGTTCTCCGAGACGAACTGCCGCAGGTAGTCGTGGAGCACCACTTCCCCCGCGTCGGTGCGCGCGATCAGCCGTCCGTCTTCGGCGCGTTGAATCTCGTCTTTCACGGCGCGGAACGCCAGATCGACTTTGTTCACTCCCAGCCGTTGCAATTCGGACCGGATAGCGCTGCTGCGCTCCATCTCCTCAGCTCGTTGCCGGCTGCGCTTGTTCTCTTCTACAAGCTCGTTCAGGCGCTGCTCGAGTTGCTCTCGACGCTTCCGCTCCTCGGTCAACTCCGCCTTGTACGCCGGCTCCGCCTTCGTCTGTTCAAATCTGACGAATTCGCTGATCGCATCTCGAATGACCGTCTTCATGTCAAACTGCTCTTGATCCATACGCCTCCTAAAAGCTGATAGCTGCTGAAAAACGGGGTCAGCCATCCAATTTCGATTCAGGTTGGTTGAATAATCATCAACTCGGCGCGAGCGAAATTGGTGTCTGTCCCCGTTTTTCAGTTGCCGCTAATTCGCTCCCCCATCAATCTCCGCCGCAATCCTGTCCTTGACGTCCTGCCGCACGTCGCACAAGTACTTCAATGCGAGCCGCCGCTGCATCTGTCGAACGAACGTCGGAGATTGAATGCCCAATCCGAGCAGCCGCTCCGCATCCGCGAGTTCTGCGCTGAAGTCTCCGATATCAAACTCGTCCAGGCCCGAAACATCGACCAGCAGCTCGTCTTCCCGGGCCTCGCTGACCGCGCGCAGCACCTTGCGCGCAAGATCCTTGACTGAGTCGCCATAGGCTCGGAGAACCTCCTGAGTAAACGCGAAATCGCGCTGCTTGCTCAGTCCCGACCGAGAAGTCGCGTCGAGTGGGCCGCCCAACTGCGTCAGATAGCAGACACGGTAAATTTCCTCCTGGAGACGAACCAGGTTCTCCGCTGCGATCTGGTAGACGTTTCCCTGCGGCTCTGTCCAGCCAAACTTGTCCTCGGGGCCGAGTTGGATGTAGTAGGACTCCCCGACCATCTGGTTGAACTTGCGATCGCTATAGACCACAGGTGTCGCGAACAGACCCATCGTCAGCGCCCAGGAGAGCGCGTTCGATTTGTTGAAGTGTTCGAGCTGTAACGAACCGGCGCGATTCAGCAGCCACAAGCCATCGGGAACTTCCATTCGGAAGAGTGGAACCTGGCGCTGCTTCGCGAGTCCATGGAATCCGCGGTCGACGAGTTCTACCGCTCCAGCTGATCCAGTCCCGGATAGCTTCCGGTACGCGCGGAATTCCTGCTTGTCGTAATAGGTCCAGCGGGTCTCTACGCGCCAGTCGTTATCTTCAACGCTGTCCTTCCGCAGCGACTCGGTCCGCAGAACCACCCATTCGAGCGACCCCTTTTCGTCATAGCTCCAGTTGATCAGGTGTCTGGGCGAACAGCCGACAACAAATGCGCGCGATACTCCGCGCGCGTCTTCTTCCGCCCGGCTTCCAACTGGCTCCGCATGGCGCGGGAAATCGACCAGAATGTAACTGGTCCCTTCTACCAACGCCTCGATGAGTTGGCCGCGCAGAAAGTCGGTGAAGTTCGTTCCGCGCAGATCGCAGTTATCGGTGAACTCCGAAAAGAACGCTTTCGCCCGAGAGTTCTCTCCATCGAACGTAATAATGGGCTCGCGGCGGAACAGCGTGGCCGCATACCAGTCGACGATCGAGCCGATATAGTTCTCGTAGAACACCCGGCTGAGACGCTCGTTATACACGTCGACCGGCTCTTTATGCCGGGGAATCAGGTATTCCGCGGCGCGATTGCTGAACTGTTCACCGCCGGCGTACAGATCGCGATACTTGCGCCATGCCGCGCGCTTCGCCTTGTACTCGGGATGTTCCCGATCGATATCGAACACGTTGTTCCCTTTCTTAAGAAATGTGGGGCAGGGCCTTGCCCTGCGGCGGCCTCTCCGGCCGCGTTTATCCGCGTTTATCTGCGTTCATCTGCGGCTACGGTTCTCTTACAGCAGCCGCTCTCCACGCTCACCCGCATCCTGTGCGCGGCGTTCCTGCCACACCAGATACCCGAGCGCGTCCGACAAGTGCGTTCTTTTCGGATCGCTCATTTTGTCGATCATCGTCGTATTCGGTTGATACCCCACCTGCTCGAAGTCCTTGATCAGCTCCTTGCAGCGCTTGCTCACGTACAACCGCACATCCCCGGATGCAGCTTGAAACATCGAGTTCACCGTCGTCACCCGATCCCGCACCGGCGGGTTAGCGCGCGGCACGCAGAAGGAATATTGGTATCCGTTGCTCCGCAGAAACTCCGAAATGATCTCGTAGTCCGTGCTTCCGGCCGTCTGCATATGAGCGCCGCTGGCGTCGCCGTATATCTCCACTCCCGCGGCATGATGCCCGAAGCGCGATTGAAACTCCCGGCAAGCGTCAAGAGTGCTCGCCCGTCGTAGCACGATCTCATCGTGCACGACGACAATACCGCCGACCACCTGCGCTATCACCGAGCACATCGGGTTCACGTTGAAATCCAGCGCCCAAACCAAAGGCCGTGAAAGATCCACCGGGTGTTCCTTCACGTGCTTGCCACGGTCAAAGGCAAAGTACACGCGACCCGAGCTCAGGCTCAGGTACTCACCCAATACCTCCTGCTGAAAAAACCGCTCGTCGTAACTGCCCTTCAATCGCTCGTAAAAATCCGGAACCTTGTCCAGCAGGTGCCTGTTCTCGAAAGGCTTCGCAATCACTGCTTCATAGCCTGCCACCGGGTTCGCAAGGAAACGCTCGTACACCCAATCGAAGCCCTTCGGAGTCCATACCGCAAAGCCACATAAGCATTGCGCCTTCGGATCCCGCAGCCTGCCTTCCAGCCGCAGCCACGCTTCCTCCGGAGAGTACGTCAGCTCATCTACTCCGAACCAGGCGAGATTCGTGCCTCGCAAGCGTTCGAAATCCTCCAGCGACCGGAACACGACCCTCGATCCCGTGTCCCTGATCACGATATGGTTCTCGGCCTTGTTGAACTCGAACGGAATCGAGCTCGCTTCAAGAATCTCGATCAGGGCCCGCTGCGTTGCGTCCCGCAACATCCCATAAGTCGGAGCGGCGAGTAAACCCATTCGCCCGGCATTCAAATAGCTCAGTCGGATCGCCTCATGACACAACGCCTGGCTCTTCCCCGATCCGATCGGCCCTGAAAAGCCTTTGAACCGCGCCGTCGAATCGTGAAATCGCCTTTGGGAAGGCAGCGGGTTGTATGGGATCTCTACGCTGCATGTTCCGTTTCTAGTGATTCGACCCATCGGACCTTGATCTCCCGCAATGCCACTTCGCCGGCCAGTTCCTTTTCCAACGCAAACAGGCGGATCAGATCGCCGATAGTTGTCTTCGGCGCCTCAGCGCTGTCTAGCGCATCACTGCACTTAGCGATGATTTTTCGCACCAGCGTCAGTTGGTCGATTGGTCCCTCTGGCTTGGCGCTCATTCGATTCCTGTCCCGCTTCGTTGTCATTGCTCCTCCAAAAAGCAAAAAGCGCCGGTGCGCCCGGCGCCTCTCACAAACCGCAGATGACTATCTCCAATTTCAAGTTAGCATCGCGTTCAAAATTCTAGGATCGGCCTGACAATCATCTACAAGAATCCTAACGACTTATTTAATTTGATCAGCGCGGCAACGGCTTTATTGACCATTCCAAATCTCTCCTGCTTTATGTCTCCTGACTTCTGTCTCCTGCCTCCTCCTGCCTCCCACTCCGCTGGCGGACTAAGCAGAATCCCGCGCAGCCTCTAAGGTCAATCGATACTTGTTGCATTGCATGAAAGCCTTTAGCGTTAGAGCAGGTGGGCTTATGTTGAAAGGCTTGATCATCTCGTCGGACCCGGATCTTGCGGATCGATTCGAAATAGCCGCGCGCGCTTCCAAGCGGCTGGGCATTGTCCGCGTGCTCGACCGGTACCCCGATGGGGTCACGCTTTCGCGTCTGCTCCGTGTAACCGGCCCGCAAGTCATATTTCTCGGCTCCGAGCGGATTGAGCATGCTCCGGATCTGCTGAATTTCATCGAAACCAATGCGCCCGGCATGCAAGTGGTTGCGATAAGTCGTACACGTGAAGCCGACGCGCTGCTCGAGGCCATGCGCGCGGGTATTCGCGAGTTCGTCGCTTTGCCATTCGAAGCGGCTGACGTTCTCGACATGATTGCCCGCGTCAGCGGCGCGCTCGATAAGCGGCCCCCCGAGTACCACAGCACCAATCGCGTTTTCTCTTTTCTGCCTTCCAAAGCAGGCGTTGGAGCCTCTACCACGGCCGTGAACGTTGCGCTCGCTTTGGCGCGGCAGCCCGGCGCCTCGGTCGCGCTCTCCGACTTCGATTTGAACTCCGGAATGGTCCGCTTCATGCTGAAACTCACCAACGAGTTCAGCGTCATCAATGCTGTCGAGCACGCGTCCGATATGGACGAGGCCCTATGGCCCCAATTAGTCACCAGTATGAGTGGGCTCGATGTATTGCACGCCGGCCGGGTGAATCCCAACTTCCGGATCGATGGCGAGCAAATCCGGAACTTGATCGAGTTCATGCGCCGGAATTATGACGCGCTCTGCTTCGACCTCTCGGGCAACCTGGAGAAGTATTCGCTCGAGATTATGCAGGAATCCAAGCGGATCCTCCTGGTGTGTACGCCCGAAGTGCCGTCTCTGCACCTCGCCAAGGAAAAATTCGAGTTCCTCAAGTCACTCGAACTCGATGATCGCGTGAATATCGTTCTCAACCGTGTCAGTAAGAATTCAGTGATCTCGGCGGAACACATCGAAGACATTCTCGGACGGCCGGTATCGATCAGCTTTCCTAACGATTATCATGGCGTTCACCGCGCTCTCACGGCGGGCCGCGCCGTTGAGCCGTCATCCGAACTCGGCCGTGGCTTTGTCTCTCTCGCCAACACGCTTGCGAATAATGCGCCGGCGCGCCCGCCGGCCGCACCGGCCAAAAAGCGATTCGTCGACTTCTTCTCAGTCGTCCCCAACCGGGCCACCGCCCATAAATAGCATCGGCGCGGCTTCGCGGTGTGGCAGCATAGATTCTAATCTCAAATGACACCCGCAGAGGTCGTTGCCGAATGGCGCTACGAAGACTATGTTCTAAGCACGGACCCAGCGCGTCTCGATCTGGACGCCATCTGCAATTTCCTCAAGCAGAGCTACTGGGCTAACCGCCGCCCGCGCCATCTTATCGAAAAGTCCATCCTGCATTCGCGGTCCTACGGTATGTACCGCAACGGCAGACAGGTTGGATTCGCGCGTGTGGTCTCGGACTTCGCTACCTTCGCCTACCTCGCCGACGTGTTCATCGCCCCTGATGAGCGCGGCAAGGGCCTCGGCAAATGGATGATGAGCGTCATTGTCTCCGACCCCGACCTCGCCACGATCCGACGCTTCGTCCTCACTACGAAGGACGCCCACACGCTCTATTGCCAGTTCGGGTGGACGCCGCTTGTCCACGTCGATCGTTGGATGGAGCGCCACAACCCCAAGGCGTAGCAGGTGCGCCCGCGCCGACGCGCCCGCGGCGGCGCGCATGGTATTCTCGAAAAAGGCGTTCATTCCTGCTGTAACCCTCAAGGACAGGTGGCCGAGTGGTTAATGGCAGCAGACTGTAAATCTGCCGCTCCTTGCGAGCTACGGAGGTTCGAATCCTCCCCTGTCCACCACGCCTCAATCCGGAATCTGACCAATAGAGGAACGATTTGCTCGAATCCGCTCCCTCCCTCGATGGAGTTCTTGTAGTCGACAAACCCGAAGGCTGGACCTCTCACGACGTGGTTGCGCGAGTCCGTAAGCTCGCCAGAACTCGTAAGATCGGCCACCTCGGCACGCTCGATCCGATGGCGACCGGAGTGCTTCCTCTCGTCATTGGACGCGCGACGCGCCTCGCGCAATTCTTTACCTGTGATTTCAAAATATACGAAGGCTTAATTCGGTTTGGTCACTCGACCGATACTTACGACCGCGAAGGCAGCCCTACCTCCAAGCCGCAAGAGCCGCGATTCAGTCGCGCGGAACTCGAAACGGCAATCAATCAGTTCCACGGCGAGATGGAGCAGACGCCGCCGGCTGTATCGGCTAAGAAGATCGGCGGCGCCCCGGCATATAAGCTTGCTCGCAAACAACTACCCATCGACCTGAAACCGATCCGGATTACCGTTTCGCGTTTCGAACTCCTTTCGTTCGATGGTCTCGATGCTGCCGTGCGCGTGGAATGTTCGGCGGGTACGTACCTCCGAAGCATCGCCCATGACCTCGGCCGGATGCTGGGCTGCGGCGCCTTTCTGCAGGCGCTTCGTCGTACCGCATCCGGCGACTTCCGGATCGACCAGGCACAGACTCTGCCCCGTCTTGAGGAACTTGCCTCGTTGGACGAGCTGCCAGCCGTGATCGTGCCCGCTCGCGAATTGCTGCCGTCCTTTCCAAATGAGATTGTCGACACGTTCACGGCCGCACAAATCAGACATGGCCGCGATTTTCGCGTCTCGCCGTTCCGGGTCCGGCAGGGAAACCGCTACGTGAAAGCAATCTCGCCGGATGGAGACCTGATCGCGATTGGTGAGGCGCGTCTGCCGAATGTCTATCATCCGGTTCTCGTTTTGCAGGGCTGAAATTAATAAAGTTTAACGGCCAGTTTAGTTCGGCTTCATA